ACAGACAAGTAACGCATAGCATCACAAGCGTGTGAACTCCAATCATGTACAGGTTTCGATCTGAACATTCTATTTTTGTCAATGTACTTCCTGTGGTAATGTCTTAACGCATCTATCAACTTTTTGCAATGGTCAGTATCAATCCAGCATCTAGGCAGAGTCATTGTTGTTGCGTGTATACCATCTTCTAATGGTATTTTTGGTACGACTTTAAACCTAACTCCTAATTGATAGGCGACCTCTCTTCTGGTCTTGCCATTGCTAAAATCTGTAACTTCTATGTCGTGTGGTGCAAAATGATCTTTGTAAACATAATCTTTATCTTTAATAATCTGCACATAGTGTGGTAATCCTTGACCTCGTTCCTCATGATAATCAATAATGTTTACTGATCTACCTAACTGCTGAAAGAATATTATGGCACTATGATCTGATACACCTAAATCCCAACTTGTAGACACAGGTAGACTTGGGTCGTATGGCACTCTTGTTAGTTGCTTTTGATCTTCCATCTTTGCCAAGACATCTGAATATACTGCACCTTCTATGTTT